CCAGTTTGAAATACGTTTGAAATTTTATCTAGTACAGAGTTTTCTGATAATACTTCAATCCAAGCACTAGGCGAAGCAAACTTCATTATTTCATTTGTTTCATCAATTGCAATAGAACCTGAATATGTTGAATAACTAGGGAAACTAGGTACGTTAGCAAAGTTAAATCTAACTTTAGAACCTGAACCAGTTTGGTCAATAGTACCTGTACCTGAAATTGAAGATGAACCTGTTAAATTAAAATTACCCGCTGCTGTTAAAGTATCTCCTAAATTTACAGAAGCATTACCAAGTGTTATTGAAGAATTAGCTAAGTTTGCATTAGTGATACCTGCACTACCTGATAAGTCAGAGTTTGTTAAGTTTGATACGTTTAAAGTTACCGTATTACCTGTAACCGAACTTGATACTGAACCTGTACCTAAAATAGATAATGTTTCTCCTAAATTTACAACATCTGTTGTTGAAGTGTTATCTCTAATTGTAATACCTGAATTAGCAAGACCAGTATTTGGTATTGCTGAAAATGTATTTAACGCACCACTCATAGTTTTATTAGTAATAGTTTGAGATTGGTCTGTCGTAGCAAATTCTGTGCCACTTATTGCGTTATTAAATTCTGTTAATGTGCCTGAAACGGTATTATTACTTAAACTAATAGTTTTATTTGTAAGTGTAGCAGTTGCGTTAGCAGTTAGTACGGAGTTATCTACTGCAATTTGTAATTTACCTGAAGTAATTGAAGTTTGAATACCAAGACCACCAGTAACCGTTATAGGATTACCTATGTTTGTTCTTAAAACCGTTGACGAGTCATCTGCAAAGTCAATGTATGGTTTTAAATTAGAACCATCACCAAAATTAGAATATATCTCGTTAAAGTTATTATTAATTATAGTACCACCAGTACGTAGGTTTGAACCTGTTCCGTCATTTGGTGAACTTCCTAAATTTATTGTACTCTTTGGCATATTTTAAATCTCTCTACTATTTATAATCATTCCTATGGTGTTGTATCATCAAACGTAGCAGTTGTTTGGCTGAAGTTGGTAATTGTGTTAGAAAAGTCGTTTTTGTTAGTTGCAATCGTAGCAGGTATTGTAAAATTAGTCTTTAGATTTCTACCATCTGGATGTGATGTAGCAATGAATATTGCTGGTTGACCATCTAGTCCTGTTCTAGTACCTATGATTTTTATATCGTGAAAAGTCTGAAATGTAAAACCAGCGCCATCAAATATAGTTTGTATATTCTTGTCTAAAAATGCATATCTTGGTCCTGCGTATGCGTGTCCTTGTCTAACGTTATGTGATTGAGTTGGACCAGGTATTTGTCTTCTAACTCTACTTAAATAATCAATTTCAAGAGGTGCCCTTGTTAAGGTTACGTCTCTTTGATTATCACTAAAATGTTCGTGTGTTAATGGGTCACTATCAATAGCACCACTTGTTAAAGCATTTGCTCTCTTACTTGTTCCGTCAGTATTTGTTCCTAGTCTTCTACCAAATATTGTAGAGAATAGTGTATTGATTAATCTCATAAATGGACTATCAGCAACACCTGAAACTGAACCAATAACAGGCGATTTCAAACTTAAATCTAATTGAGTTGCAACGTTAACTTGTCCTGTAAAATAAAAACCAGAAGTATGCATAGTTTTTTTAAAACTATCTCGCCAAGCATTAATAGATTGACCTACTTTAATTACATATGAAAAATCTTGATAGTATAAACTATCTTGTATTTTCATTGTGCTTTCTGAAAGTTTACCTACTTCATTAATAAACTCACCATCTGTATCTGTTATAGGTACAACGTTTACGGTAGCAGTTGCTAAATTGTGTTTTTTAATTTTAGCAGTACCACCTGTTTGTGATGTTATAGTGTCATTTATATTAATAGTGCCGGTAACTTCATCTAATTTTAAAACACTTGTATTAGTATCTAAACTTAAAATTTTACCTGAAGCACCACCTGAAGTAGTAAAAGTATTACCTGATATAAACGCACCTGTTATATCAATTACTAAAAAGTTTTTAATAAAAGTTAAAGTTGGTGATGGTGCTGTCTCATAACCCTTACCGTGTTCAACCGTTTTTAATGAATTAATTTTTCCTACGTTATCGCCATATGCAACAACTTTACCACCACTACCACTTGAACTTACAATAGTTGTTGTTGGTAAACTTTTATAACCATTACCAGTATTTGATAAAAATAAATCTGTAATATCTCCTGAACCTGTGGCAGCTTCTTGAACTATTTTGTTACCTGAATAAATATCGCCACTTTCAGTTTCTTCCTCTAATACAACGTTATCGCCTGAACTATCTTCGTTAGCAATACCACCATTTACTACTCTTACAAAACCGGCAGCATTTGAACCAAAAGTACCTGTGTTATCAAAATTAATAGTATCACCAATATTATAATTAGAACCTGCGTCATCTAAAACTAATTCATCAATTTTGCCTGCGCCAATATCTGAAATTTGAAATAATGCACCAACACCACCAGCGGTAACTTTTACGTTGTCATCTATTTTATAAAGTGAACCTGCATTGGTAATTGTTTTTGTACCTGGAATACCTGTTATATCTGCCTTAATAAAATAGTCATCTGTATCACTAATTGTTCCTGATACTTCTTCACCTATTTGAAAAGTACCAACAATACTATCTTGATTTAAAATTAATTCAGTAACCGTTGAATCACCTATTTGAAAACGTGATAAGTTTTCAATAATAGCAGTTGCTCTTGAATCTTTACCTGTAATTGTTCTACCAATTAGTCCTTCTGTATTACCAACTCTTTCAAGAATTCTTAAAATTTTTAAAGAGTCAAATTGACCATCAGAAGCTTTTAATAAATTTTCTCTAGGGTATATTGTTTCTGAACTTTCATTAAATAATAATCTAAAAAATAATTCGTGACCTGCAGCCGTACCTTTTGCCTTATATAATGATTTAATATTTTTAATTAAGTTTCTTTTGTTAACTTCACTATCTAATACTTCAGGTAATGTTGCTAAAAATTCATTTCTAAAATTATTTAAAAATGCTTCAATTGCTTTATCGGGGTCTCTAAAGTTAACAAGGTCTGAAATATTTTGTACAGGTTGAGGTCTGTAATTAGTGATAGTAGCAGACGCTAGAGATTCTAAACCATCAACTATTTCATTTGTAATAAATTTATCTTGAGCAGATATAAACAATCTGCCATTTGTTAAGTCTTCGGCTAATACTTTTGCCTCTGCGCCTGAAGTTTTACCTTTTATAGTTTCGCCAACTATAAATTTACCAAAACCAGTTTCTTCTAATAATATTTTATCGCCTTCGTCAATAGGTGTAATTGCACTACCTATTCGTGTTGCGTCAAATACTAAATTGTTTTCTTGACCAGTTTCAGTTTCAATTAAAACACCAACGGTGTTTTGAACATCTTTTACTTTTAATTCTGCTGATTCTAATAATTGATAATAGACTTTAAGAAACTCGGCAAACTTTGGATGGTCAGCAACAATAAATTCAGGAACTTGGCTGTTAATAATTGCTGATATTTTTTCATTAAACTTTGCCATTTGTCATTAATAACTTGTTGATGTTGTATAACCTACACCTGCCTCAGCAGAACCACCAACAAAGGTATCCTCTTCTACGGTAATTATTGAGTTTGCAACATCAATCTCTACAATTTGGTCTCTAACAGGAACAACATCATTTGAAGATGGTTGTACCGTAATTTCTATGACCGTTGAAGCAGCGCCTCTAATATTTGATATAGAAGCAATATTAATTAAATTTAATGTTACCTGACCTGTTGTATAATTAATTGTACCTTGCGTTTCATTTGCATAAGTTTTAACACCAGAAACTAGGTAATATCTTCTTACATTACCTTGTCCGTCATCATCTAAAAACATTTCGTTATTATCATTTTCAACTTTAAAACCTGTTGAACTTAAAATACCACCAGAAGCAGAGTTATGACCTGAATGTGGATTATATAATGCATTTCTATAATAGATATCGTATTTTGTAGCAGAGTTAAGTGTAGGTGTAAAACTCTTTCTCATTTTTAAAGTAGTTATATTTGATAAAATACTATTGTCTGTATCATCAATTAAACCTGTAATTTTTGAATGTCTAAAAACACCATCAAATTTTTGTAGTGTTGAAGTATTGTAATTTGTTATTGTGTTTATAACATCTGATTTTAAAGTATCTTTAGATTTAGTTGTTGACTTGGCGTCATACTTAACATTAGAAGTTAAAACTATTGAAGTTGTTTCCGGGTCAACAATTTCTGGTTTAACAGAAGCAACGTTATATTTTTTTAAACCATTTACAATATCTAATTTAGTTTGGTCAGTTAATGTTGCACCTGAACCTGCCTTAATTGCAATCTTAACAATACCATATCTTGGCGTTTCATCATCTTCGCCACCCCAAGCACTTACTGATAATGCATTAGGATAAATTCCTTTTACTAGAGTTTCGTAATCAGTTGTTGTTACCGCTCTGTCTTGAGCCGCAAAATTTAAAGGCGCATTAAATTTAACTGATTCATTATCTTCACTATCAGCACCACCTTGCGATACTGAATTAGTTGTAATAGAAACGTCTGTAAAACCACCAACACTTCCTTGTAAAGCAAAAGTTTTAGCACCATTTGAAGATGTTTTATTGGTTACAATATATTCTAAAATTACTACATTACCATCTTCTAATTTTTTACCGGTAACACCATCACCAAAATATACTTCAAATTTACCGTCTGTGCTTTCTTGTATGAAATAAACTTTACTATCAGAACCAACACCTGAAAAACCACTTGACAATGTATAAGTGTTAGAAGATGTATCACTCGCTGAGTTTTGTACTATAACTTTTAATGTTGATGTATCTGCGTTAGAACTTGGTATAATAAATTTTTGGTCAACGTCTGTTTCATCAACCGTATATTTAAATTTAACTAAAGTGCCTTCATATAAGGTTACATTAGAAAAAGTAAAAACACCATCAACAGGTGTTGTAGTTATATCTTCGTTATTAATATATTGATAAGTTGTATCGTTTAATGTAGTAGTAAAAACGGTACCTTTTGCCATTGTAATTGATGTTCCTGTTCCGTCATTTACAACAACGTTGATTGAAGCTTTAGGTGCTCTTGGTGAGTTAGGTGTATAACCTAACATTTTTGCTAGTGATACAATATTGTTTCTAATATCGGCACTATCAAGATATAATTCGTTTGTTGACATATTAGCTAGATATGCCATATAGTGAGTGTTGTATGAAAGTATGTCTAATAAAATTGAAAGACCAGAACCTTCAAAATCGTAATCTTGAAATTGAGATTGACTTTGTAAAAACTTTTTTAGATTATCTTTAATATCTGTAAAGTCTAAATCTGATACTAATAGTTTACCATTTGCCATATTATCTTAGCCTTTGTAAAAATGTGGTTACCGTTTGTGGTCCTGGTGAACCAACAACATAAAAATAGATATCAACGACTAATCTGTTATTGTCTTGGTCATCATCAACTTTAACACTTTGTAAATCTATTCTTGGTTCATAATTAAGTAAAACTTCTTGTATTTTTTTTTCTAAAAAAATTCTTGTCATTGGTGTAAAATTTTCAAATAACAATTCTCTTACACCACAACCTAATTCTGGTTGAAATGGTCTTTCATAAAAATTAGTTTGTACTAAATTTTTTACTGACCTTTTTACAGCAATAACATCTTCAACTTTTATAATATCACTTGTAATTGTGTTTCTTGTAAAATTTAAATCTATATCGCTAAACTTTCTTGAATTACGCTTAGATTTATTTACTAGTGCTGAATCGTATTGTGCCATAACGGTAATATTTATATACTTTTACTTAGCCGTTTGCGTAAACATTGGTATTATTCTTTGCGTCTACCATACTGCCTGCGTCTGCACTATCACCAATTCTACCTACTTTAATTCCTACAACATAAACGTTTGGCGAACCTGCATTTACATTTGCTACGTGATTAGGACATATTGGTACTGGTGGATTAGGGTGTGAAACGGTAGGGTCGCCTATTCTTGCAGCTAATATACCTTTTACAAAAACTGAACCTTGCGTAGGTGTATCTAATTGTGTAATTCCTACACAAGCGTGACCAGTTGATAAATCATCACCTTTTCTAACTATTAGCGGCATACCTACTTTTCTCTTTTGCTTCTCTCGCTGCTTTTATTGCCAATCTCTTTTTCTCTAGTATTGCAGCTTCTCTAATTTTTCTGCCAATCGGAATATTAATATAGTGGCACATTTGTTTGCCTTTTTTACTAATATATTCAACTGCAATGGTTGATTCTTTAAAATCGCCTTGTACAGACATTGTTGCCTTCTTCAAACTCATTGCTTCTTTTTCTTTTTCAACGCCGTTTTCATTCCAAAACTTAAATATTCTCATTTTTGCCATTTTTTACTCACTTTTTGTTAAATTTAGTTTTTTTGTATATTTATATTAGAATTTACAACGTGCTTTTGCTTGCATTTTCTCAATTTGCACGATTCCGTCAAGTGATTCGCTAAGTGATTCGCTTGAAATATCAAAATCCGGCGAATATTTGCAATTTTCAACGCTTTTTGAGCAGGAAATCGCAAAAAAGAACATAACGAGAACAAAAAAAGCGAAAAAATGTTGATTTTTAAGGGTTTTTTTATGCATTTTTTTAAAAATAGTGCTTGCTTTCTATATTTATTCGTGGTATACTGGATTAGTAAAATGAGAAAGGACACAAACACTATGAAAACTATAATTTCATCAATATTAATAACATTAGGACTTATTATGATGGCCGGCGCTGCTGGTGATTGTGATGGTAAATGTGTAGAAAACGCAAATTCATTAGGAACTATGATATTTCTTGCCTTTACAGGTTTGATTACATTTGTTTCTGGTGGTTTAGTAGCAATTAAACAATAACTTAAAAGGACAATACATTATGATAAAAGTTGAAAAAACTGCAAAGACACTAGAAGATGGTATTAAAAACCTGATGGCTGGTGCTAAATTAGACTATGAAAGAATGTCTACCTCTAATGGTAGAAAAGAACTTACTGGTTATTCTAAAGAACAAGTTGAACTTTGGGATAGTAAAACAAAAGTAATGCCTGGTAAAAAGTATATTAAGATTGTACAAGATACTGGTGTTTTTTGTTTTATCGCAAAAGAAGACTTTAAACATTTTAAAAAAGGTGATATATTGAAAGCCGCTGGTTACAATGCGCCTGCTTTAAATTCTGCCAGAGGTAATGTTCTTGCTGGTAATTATGCAATTGAATGGACTGGTCCATTATATTTAAGATAGGAAAACACTATGTATAAAACACCGAGAGATAGACGTAGAAAAGTATTTGAGCGGGTGGTTAACCCGCTCTTACTAAAACATTTAGTACCATCAAGTTATAATGGTAATTGTATTGCGTCTAACATACCAATAAAATATTTAAAATATTTCAAAGAAGTATCTTCGTCAAGAAGAGCAAAAAGTGTAAGATACAGATATAGAGGTAAATCAAAATCTAATTATTCAAGACCTCAATCTTTTTGCCATATGCACGGCGCTGATACATTTTCAGTATATTACAGATAGTTGTAAACTGCTCGTAGCTCAGATGGATAGAGCAACAGATTTCTAATCTGTGGGTCGTAGGTTCGAGTCCTACCGAGCAGGCCAACTACCAATTGTTTGTTGACTTGGTTACTTTGTGTCCGAGTATCTTGCCTTTGTTGACACCCTCTTTCACGGTATAACCTGACGTTCCGTTTCCATTTATATCAACTTCACTCCGATTAAACATAATTGCTTTTGCTCTGTCAAGTATGTTCTTCTCTTTGTTTCTTGCCTTAAATAAATGGGTGAATCTTTTTGTCATACACCCTCCTTTTTAAAGTTAGGTGCGTTCCTTCGGCGAATGCCTACTTCCGACCTTTACGGTTGAACGATATTAATTATTTATACTACCACTTACCTATTGGACACTTTGATTTCTTCAACTTGCATTTTACTTTCATAAAACACCAACACTCTTTACACATAAAAGTGGTCTTGTTAAATTTATCACATTTAGCACAAATGTTAAATCTCGCTTGTGCTTCTTTCTGTTCTAAAAAAGGATTTAATGTATTAACTTTCATCTTCCTGACTTATAAACAAATCATAGT